GTTAAACACATCTCCAACTCCAGAAAATTCTCCTGCAATTCAAGAAGATTCAGATACTCTTGTTAAAAGTATTGCTAAGAATTTTTTAAGACTTCCTGAGATTTCAAAAAATCTTCAGATAGCTAATATCCATCTTTCAAAGATGGTAAAGAAAACTGGTGCTCGTCCTACCACATATGGTGATGTTGCATTAGAAGAAGCTGAAGAAAAAATAAAAGCAGAAAAAGAACTTACAGCCAAAAAAGTAACACCTGTAAAAGAAGAAGGTGGAATTGGTTTAGGAAAAGGTATTTTAGCTGGAGCATTATTAAAAACTATTGGCCCTAAGAAAGTAATTAAACTAGCCAGTATTGTATTAAAGATAAAGACTTTTTTTAGTGCTACAAATATACTAAAGGTTATTGGTAAATTTGGATTGCCGTTAATGATATTTTCGGCATTATATGATGGATTTACCGCAGCATTTGATATGTGGAAAGAAACTGGTTCCATATGGGAATCATTTAAAGCCGGCGTTGGCGGTGTAGTTGAATGGCTGACATTTGGTTTAATTGATAAACAAATGGTCTCAGATTTTTATGATTGGGGATTAGGTGCAATTGAAAAGATTCTTACCGCTGTTGCTAAGTTCTTTGGATTTGGTGATTTATTTACAGAAAAGTTTGCTAAAGTAAAAGATTTTTTAGGTGTTGGTATTAAACCAAAATCTAAGACTTTTACAATAGAAGAACCTCCATCCGAGAAAAAAGAAGTTAAAAAACAACCTGAAGTTAAGAAACCAGTAGAGAAAGCACCAGCGCCAGCAGCACCAGCGCCAGCAGCACCAGCGCCAGCACCAGCACCAGCGCCAGCACCAGCGCCAGCACCAGTTGGAGCTGAACCGCAACCAACACCAACAAAAGCACCAACTGTAGCACCTGAAACAAAACCTTCAGAAGCCAAACCTGTTAAAATTGGAGAAAGTTCTGGTAAAGATTCTATGATTAAAGCAATGGACAGTAATAAGATTACTGACCCAACTGCTCGTGCAGCTATTATGGCACAAGTGGGACATGAATCTGGTAATTTCACCATGTTAAGTGAGAATCTTAATTATAAACCAGCAACACTTTTAAAAATATTTCCAAAATACTTTAAGTCACCAGAAGAAGCACAACAAACTTCCGCTCAAGGACCAGCCGCTATTGCAAATCGTGTATATGGCGGAAGAATGGGTAATACAGAACCAGGAGATGGTTTCAAATATCGTGGTCGAGGATTTATTCAATTAACAGGTAAATCAAACTATAAAAAGTTTGGTGTTGATGCAAATCCTGATTCTGTGGCAGATATTAATGTGGCTGCAGATACCGCTATTGGATATATGAAGCAATACAAAGGTGATTGGGGTGATGTTAAAGCTGTGACCAAATTTGTAAACGGTGGTTACATTGGACTTGAAGATAGAGCAAAACATTTTCAAGCATATCTAAATGATCCAAAAATAACTCAAGTAAGTGGTGGTCAAACTGTTGCTAGTGGTGGTAGTGTTGCATCTGCTTCATCCGATGTTGCTGTTGGACAAAGGCAACAAGCAAAACCATCTACGCCTATGGTTGTTAATAACACTATTGTTAATAATAATTCTTCCACAAAAACTACATTACCAGCTCAAGCAAGAGATAATAATTCAACTAACAATATGTTGATAGCTAGAGCCGCATAATAAAAAACCCCGCCGAAGCGGGGTTAACTTGCATGGGATTTTGTGTTACTTTGTTTCAGCAAGTGATTTGAAATAATCCAAATCTTCATCTTCAACACCAGACTTATCCAAGACAACTTCATCGTCTTTGAAAGGACTGATATCAGCAGATTCAGCTTTGGTTCTTATCGCTTCACCATCAAAGCCTAGAACTTTATCCAAACGAGCTTTTAATTGCTCGTAAGGTTTGAACTGCGACTTCAGAGTAAACTCTTTAAGAGAGAACTCTTTCTTCCACAATTCTTCTAGTTTAGCATCATCACCCTCAAATAATGGAGATGAATCAGCAAACTCCGATTTATCATAATTACGATAACCTTCAACATTACGAATCTTCAATTTGAAGTTAGCACCTTCCCACATATCAAATGGGTTAACTGGTGTTTCATCAGCGAACTCAGGATTCATCGCCTCTGTAATCTTATCAAAGATTTTCTTACCAAACTTAAACAGTTTGATTTGACCTTCATTATCAGGATTACTTGGGTCAGACACAACTAGAATGTTAGCAACATAAGACAACTTGCGTTTTTGTTTGCGAGCAATCTCTTTGTTAGCTTCAATTCCAGAATTCCATAATGTATTATTGTGTTCACAAACAGGACACTTTTCATTCAAGGTGGTCAAGCAGTTATCAATAAACCAACCGCCAGGTCCCTGAAATCCATGACTGAATGTGCGAACCCACGGTAAGGCATCATCACCGTCAACTGCTGGCGCTGGCAGAAAGCGAATGACCGCCATGCCGTTACCAGATTTATCTACTGATGGTTGCCAAAAGCGAGTATCGTCTTTTGAACCGGATTCTGTTGAACCGGATTGGGTAGCTTCAATCGCCTTAGTAAGTTTATCCAACGAACTACGATTGCGCTTTAGATTTGCAAATGAACTCATATGTATTACCTCGTATTAAATGTATTAAAAAATATGTGCAACTTATCCACATTATGCATAGTATATCATTTATTTATATGCTTTGCAAGTAGAATATCTAGCAACATAATAGTATTGCCGACATCTTTGTGATGAATACCTATACCTCCTGCTTCATTAAAGGCTTGAATAACATCCAAGGTATCATCAATCAGGATGCTATTCGGTGTAGCGTAATCTGCCTTTAATTTTCTTCCTGCTACAACATTGACCTTCCATTTCTCAGAAAGGTTCATTCTTTTAACCCACACTTTTTTTTGAATCTCCACTTCATCATGGTATTTGTTACCGCCAGATGAAGTAAGAATTTCAACATTCTCATGTGGAAAATTGGTTGAAACATATGTTATTAACTCTGAAGCACCTGGCCACCAGTCTAAAGTTTCAAAGTGTTTGCCTTCAATAAATTTAGTCCAGTTTTTACTGAACATTTTTCTATCTCGTGCTGAACCAGGCGATTCATTAAACAACTCAATGTACCGCTTTTCAAAATTGGCAATTACGCCATCCATATCTAAGTATAATTTCATAATATAATCTTCTTTAATAACAACTTGTATTTTACAGTATCAAAGGTAAGAAAAGAGGCATACTTGGTTAGTTTTCTTCGGTAATCTGGCCATCGTATTGTATCGGTAATCTTCCTATCCCACATCGGTAAGAATTGCAGGATTGCGTTTAGGACGATTAGTGTTTCTGGTGATATCTCTTTGCGTAAAGCCATCGTTAACAGTTTTGGATGGTCTCCATTCGTTGACAATACTGCATTAGGATCTTTACAATTCTCAAAAATAACTTTACAATCATTCTCAAAGGTATATGATAGAGATTGAACTACCTTCTGCCGTAATAGGTAATTTACCTCAGCTTCAGGTTGTAATAGTGTGCCTGCCCATGCCTCACTATTCTCAAATAGGTTGGCAATTACAAAATTCTGAAATTGTTCTTTATTTGGATACTTACGGGATAGTTTATAGAAATGGTATTTGTCCCTACGATTTTCAAATGTAGTGGGACTGATATTACACTTACCATTATACTTGAAATAATCGTAATCGCTGGTGAAGTGTAATTTTAGAGTATGATATATTGAAAATGCTTCATAGCCTGTCATATTGGCAATCTAGGGCTTTTATTCTTTAATAAATTATTTTCCATTGCATCATTTTCAATCTTAGATTTAAGGTTGGCATTTACCAAAGTGGCCGCCACTTCTATTTCTAATCCTGTCTTTTTGCAATACTCAGTAATCGCTTCAATGTAGTTGTAGTCTGTTTCAGCAACCAATTTATCAATTGCTATTGCAAACTTCATCATTTCGTCTTTAGTTGGCATTATCTATAATCAAACTCTTGGTCTGCTCTCTTGTCCTGAATCCATTCGTGTTCTTCTTGTACCAAATCTAAACGACCATCAAAACTAAAACCGCAACCTTTTAGAAACATTTCAAATTCATTAACAATATCACTTATGGTTTCAGCCTTGAATTCAACCGTCCTCTTAGATGAAACAGCGTCAGCAAACGGCATAGCTTCTTCTTCACAAATAAATGTAAACTTGCTCATATCATATTCCTTTTCAATTTACGACATTCTTCTTTCACTTCAATTGGATAATCTGCACTAATTTCAGAAATTGTGCAATCATAAATCTTCACACGGCTATATTCATATGTAAACACCGTGTGAAGAACAATAACAATCAAACATAATGTTACAGAAACAAAAACAATCACATTCTGCATAATAACCTTTCAATTATTTTTTAGGTGATGGTGATCCTGTATGACTACCTTGTGCAGCTGCATATGCAACACAAATGGTATCTGTTTGTTGAACAAATGAACAACGAACTGCAACAGGATCAACTCCTTTTGCAATAGCGGCATCAATGTTCTTTGACATCAATGCTCTATCGTTAACATAATAAACTGTTATAGAAATAATTGCGGTAATGAAAACTATTCCTATAGCAATAATCACTCCTATTAAATCTTTCCTTAACTCGTTCATAGTTTTATTTCCTTTTTCATTGTTGCCAAATCAGAATGGCGTTTATAAAATATATGCCTGCCAATTTGTATAGTCTTTGGCAATCCCCATTGAGGGTTCACATAATCAGCATGATAATATGTTGCACCTTTTGTGATGTCTGCCATATTTTCATAATTCATTAAAACATAAACAGCCACATCTCTTACGCTATTATACAATGAACTGTGTATGATTGTCAACCTTTTAGAGGTTAACATTGTATCGCACATCCATGAGAATTGGCAAATTGTATTACCATTAATAACCGTCCTTTGTTTTATTACACCACAAACATCTGAGCCATAGTTTCCTGAGGCTAAACGATTGAGGGTAACAAGTGCAACGGCAATCTGACCATCTTTTGATTCGTGGCCTGCTTCAAAATAGATATTCTCGGCTAAACAATCAACTTGTTTCTGTGTTGGTTTAGAAAGTGCTTTATATCCAACGCTTGCAGGTATATAATATTTACCTTCGGTTGAATGAACATTCACAGCAGTTGCTGCTAGAATAATTACTGATAAAAATATACTTAAAAGTATTGTTTTACTTCGCATACATCTCCTTTTTGTTAAGGAAAGGCCGAAGCCTTTCCGAT